AACTTTTCCCGAAGAGGTCTTAGAATACACTCCACAAAGTGGTGCTCTTGGAACTATTCAAGAAGAAGGCACTGCAAATTTGACTTCACAGATTACGAACTTTCAGGAGCAGAGTCCAGGTTGGACTACTGTGATTGGGACAGGTTCCGACCCTACCATGAACTTAAGTAATAACTCAGATTCTGACCTTGGTAATTTTCTCGAGCGTCCTACCCGGATTGCAGAATACCAATGGGCTGTCAGTTCACCTCTCTTTGAACGTCTCAACCCCTGGCAACTCTTCCTCAACGATCCCCGTGTTGCAGAGAAGATTGCCAATTTTGAACTTTATAGAAGCAAACTCCATGTCAAGATGGTTATATCTGGCACTGGTTTTCATTATGGTAGGGCTCTTGTATCTTACAATCCTTACATTGGCTCTGATGAAATTACTGTTACGAGGAACTTCCTCGATGTCGACTTAATAGCAGCTTCTCAGAAGCCACATTTCTTCCTGAACCCTACAAATAACTCGGGAGGACAATTAGACTTGCCATTCTTTTGGCCCAAAAATTACTTATCACTCAGCACCACAGATAGGAATGATATGGGAGAATTAACACTCAAGTCTTTTGGAGTATTACAGCATGCCAATAATGGTGACGATCCTGTTACCATAACGGTTTATGCGTGGGCTAGTGACGTTGTTCTAACTATGCCTACGAGTATTACTACCTTAACTGCTGCAGATTATACTCCCCAATCTGGAAATTTAAATTCTGGAGATGAATATGGGAAGGGGATTATTTCCGCGCCTGCGTCAGCAATAGCGCATGCAGCCGGCAAACTCAAAGATGTTCCTACTATTGGACCATACGCGAGAGCCACCGAGATGGTAGCTAAGGGAGTAGGGGACCTTGCTACACATTGGGGGTATTCTCGGCCTCCAATTGTTACTGATATCGTGTTGCAAAAGCCTTCACCAGCAGGCAATTTATCTAACACTGATGCAGCCGATGCAGTTAACAAACTGTCGTTAGATTCTAAACAAGAGTTGACCATTGATTCTCGGACAGTAGGATTAGATGGAGAGGATCAGATGGACATAGCGCGCTTCGTGCAACGTGAGTCCTTTCTTGATCGCTTCACTATGAATTCTAATGAGGGTCCTGATACTCTTTTATGGAATTGTAGGGTTACACCAAATCTTTATGGAATCCAAGGTGATGAGATGCACCCCACGCCTATGGCTATGATGGCTCAGGCATTCGAAAAGTGGCAGGGCACTATCAAATACAGATTCCAGATCATCAAGTCGAACTTTCACAAGGGAAAACTGTTGATCAGGTGGGATCCTAGAGCAAATGATGCTAACATTCAATACAACACTGTTTATTCTCGGGTCATTGACATTGCGGAGTGTGATGATTTTGAGATTTGTGTTGGTTGGGGTCAAGCAGCTCCTTTCTTGCTATGCGATCGTATGCGTCCAACGGATACATTATTTGATGGCGATACAAGATTGCTTAACGACACACTAGGACGTTACAATGGGGTTTTGGAAGTCTCAGTTGTTAATAACCTAGTGGCACCTTCTACCGACACACCAATTCAATTCAATGTCTTCGTATCGGCATGCGATGATATGAAATTTGGAGAGGTATCACCTAGTAAGTTGAAACTATATGGGCTCTGGCCTACACCTGTTGAAGCTTTAAGGGGAGCTTACACTCCACAGTCGGGTATTGTAGACGCAGCAGCTATGGCTGGCACGTCAGAAGGTAATACGGATGTACCTACAAATCCGGATCCTATTCAACCTATTGCACCAACTGGTGTGGTAGCGGATCAAACAATGAATGTCTTTTTCGGAGAATCACCCAAATCCATTCGAGAATTGCTTCGACGATACGTACTACACCGAGTAGATGTACGAGAAGCTTCGCAATCCAGCAATTCAAAATTTTTGAAGATTAAAGACAAAGGGTTAGGCCTATTTCCAGGCTATGACCCAGACGGTGTTGATACAGTGGATGCCAATCCATGCAACATTTCCGTCACTACGTTCGCTCAGTGGTTCGCCCCGTGTTATGCGGGTTGGCGTGGAGGAACGCGAACGAAA